ATCCTGTTGGTAGTTTTTACCAGATATATTTTTCAGTATTGTTTCCAATAATTTCCAGCGTTTTGATGTGTATTGAATCATGGTAATGCTGCTGACCTTTCCACTATTATCCGTTCATTGTCGGTGTTTAATTTCACGAGATCACCGTCATTATCAACAGTAAATCCTTTGGGAATATAGACTAAGGTGCAAAAACAATTAGGGTGAATTGGGGAAGGTGTTAATATCCAGTCTCTTCTTTTTCTTCCAATATTATAACCAACTGGCTTAATATCTTTTAATCTATAAATCTTTAAAGAACCATCAGGATGACGACTAAATTGCTCACATTCCTTACAACAGCGAGAAGAACGAACATTAACACTGGCCACCAGCATTTCATCGTCCTCGCTGCCAAAGACTTCTTGCATCGCCAAATGACTTCCAGCACCACTTGCCATTCCGACTTCTGTATTGACTAAACGTTCCCAGTCCTTCCCGTAATCTCTAGTTGTATCGATTAGATTTTGTTTCATTTCCACGAGAGACATTTTCTTTTCGACTACGTTTCTGACTGATTGTGCGATGATTTTTTGTTTTTCTTCAATGCTCTTAATTTGATTAGCAACCAGATCACGATCTTCCAAAAGATTATGAAAATCTTTATGAGTCTCATTAATGTTTTCATTATTAAACTCCTCTATCTGGTCTTGAATGTTTTGAAGGACTCTGTTTTTATAAGTCAATAAACTTTGGTCTACCCATTTCCCAGATCGTTCATTCACAAAATCAAGTGTGTACTTCAAAGCATTATTATTTATTTTGGGTGCTGGCTTTGCTTTAATTGTTTCATAAAGCTCGCGGTGATTATCAATGGCATTTAAAAATGTCCCAAAGACAACACCAACAGGCAATATGTCCTTTAATTTTAAAGCTTCGACTATATCTTCAACATCCTTACCAGACGCTTTGCCCATGACCATCCATTTAATGGCTTGTAAATATTTGTCGATAAGATTTTCAGTGAACTTAAGGTCGATTTCAATTCTTGGAATCTCGCCGGTGAAGCCTCTTTTGCTTGCCGTTCCTAGCAGTTTCCTTATCGTTTCCGGATCGCTTTTAGCCAGTTTTTCTCGTTTAAACAGTTTCAAAAGAGCCTCGACCATTTTATCAGTGACTAGATCAAATCCTTCTTGGAGTAAAAGCTCTTGTTCTTCCAAAAATTTATTGTGTTTATAACAAGGAAGTTCTTTCTTCTTTATTTTATTTATTGTCATTAGATTCCTCTGCACCATTAAATATTTTACCCAGCTCCTCAATCACTTCTGTTGTGAATGTTCCTATTGCATAAATAGTATCGTCCATATTTCCTTGCTGAAGATCGGCGACGCACTCCAGCATCTCTTGTAATTCTGGACTATTTTGCATAGCAATAAGTTTTTCCATTCCAAGTTTTTCGGTCTTTTCAACTTGACCAGAATTTATTGCCAATTGCTGTCCAATTTCTTTTGTGGTATGACTAGAAAAAGAAGAGTTACGTATTTCATCAGCATAGACAAACCAACAAAAATTAGACATGACATCATTTACATACCAAGGACAGCCAGGTAAGTCTGGAAGTTCTCTTTTACCTGCCTGGATAATTTCTATTCTTAATAGGGCTAAAGAACAGGACTTAGGAGGCAAATTTTGAAGTTTTCTAGGACAATTATCATGAAAACGGCAAGTCTTTTGGGGCATTTTTTGCTTCCGCCATCATTTTAAGATAGTCTGGACTTTTTGATAATAAATAAACAACATGATCTTCAATAATGTCTATTCTGGCCTTCAAAGTTGTACATGCTGCAAGGACTTCATGCAGCTTAGCTAAAATATGCTCGGCTGGATTTTGTTTTAGTAAATCTATCTCTTCTATTTTTTCTTCCATCTTTTCTCCTTTTTATTGATTATTAGCTTTTCATTTAAAAGATTTGTCCCAACATTCCTGACATGTCCCAGAAATTAAAAGTTCTCTTTCGTCAGCGGATAATTTTGGCAAGGCGCGTTGAATGAGTTCGCCTGCTTTCCATTTTTTATAATAACCTTTTTCACTCACTTTGATGATGTGATATTTTTTACAAAACACACAAGCAATACTTATCTCCATATTTTTCCTAACCAGCTAAATTAACCATTATGCATGTTTCTTTATTTGATTATTAAATTTTAGAATAGGAAAGTCAAACCAGGAAAGGAAGCGGATCTCAAATCAAGTTTACCTTAAGCCAGTCTTCAAATAAAGTACGGTAACTACTTTTTTGTAATGGCTCTCCTTTTTTGCTTCGACGGTAAATATCTTTGAGACTTTCTGATTTCTTTTCGGGCTCATCATTACCTTGTGCTGGCGACGATTGCTGCTGCTGCTCCTGTTGTTGTCCTTGCTCTTGTGGCACCATACCTTGCAATTGCTGATCCTGCATTTGAGCCTGTTGTGCTGTCAGTGCGAATTGCATCTGGCTTTGTGCTTGTTGCTGATCCACTGGAGTAATCTTTAATTGCTGGTAAACCTGGTTCATATTTGGGTCGATAATGAAATCATATGCCGGATTTTTCTCCGCATCTTTATCGCCAAAAAAGTATTTTCGGTATTCCCAGTACTTCATGTTTTTCACTACAAATTGATTAAAGTGAGGGGCTAAAGGTGCATCACCAGCAAACGGAAATGGCTCGGTTCGATCTGAATCTGCCCACAAACTATTCATTGAAGCTGTAGTATTAAGCTCATTCATATTCCTGTTTACAATCTGTTCGCGAGTATCTTCACCCACGCCAGTATAAGAAAGACTGAATAAATCTTTTCCTTCCTTAAAATGATCGAAAACAATATCATTCAATCCATCATATATAACATCAAGTATGTTACGTAATCCAGTCTCTTCTCCGTATATAATTTCGTTTTGTTTTCCAGCCTGAGCCATTCCTCCTTGGCCTGACAATCCAAGATGTCCGTATCCCATCTCAAAAGAACTGATCTGAAAGCTGGAACATAATGCTCTAACGATGTGCTCCTCTAAATGAAGGAATTCTAAATCTTTTGGAGACTGATTAAGCGGAATAAAATTGGCTTTTACTGGGCCGCCGATTACTGGAATTACACTACTATTATCCGTTCGTGTCACAAAATTATGGAATTGTTGTCTAAAATCTTCAATGTCATCTTCGCTTAATTGTGCGGAAGGGCTTGTACTTTCTAGGACTATCATCCCTTTCGATGCCATTCCCTTAATAAATTGATTGCGTAAATACGTTAAAGTCTGTTGGTGCACATAGACCATATAGACCGCCAGCTCAATAGGTGCCAACGGATAACCATTAAGATCAAAAAGTGCTTGGCTTTGGTAATTCCAGATAATCAGATCATCGGAAGTAAAGAAGTTTATATCCTGGCCATCAACTCTCTGCACATAAGCAGTAGGACGACTTACAGGTTTCATTTCATTATATTCATCAGCATCTTGAAGAGACTGAAAATGTGTGTCCTGACTCGATGCAATATGAACAATCTCTCCATCTAAAACCCTAAATATAGTTTCAACAGGTACTGGCCGGAACATCAATGGCAATCCATTACCGTCGCGAATAATTTGTGTAGCGCATCGACCGAATGTAAGTAAATTCCTAGTCTGTGCTTGCAAAAACTGATAAAGATTACAGTTCTTGTAGTCACTGTCCGCATAAGCATATATCAAATTTAAGGTTTCGGTGTCTTTTGTGCCACAGTGAACCACCCAATCTAAGATAGATTTAGACTGTTCATTCCTTATATGTTTGGCTCTTTCATATTCTTCTTTAGAGTTGAATTCCTTGAGTGAAAGAGGCCGAAGTTCTCTTAGTTTGGTCCCCTTATCAAATTTAGATTCGGATGGTCTTCCTATTGCTGTGGTTTGAGATGTTCTTTTGCTTATGATTGCCGAAATGTAAGGATCGATAATGGATATTTCCCTTAATTCCGCATCACTTAGTCTTTTGAATCCCTTGACTTCCACTGCACCATAAGAGGCTTGATGCATTTTTGTGCCAAAGACAATCTTAGATTTTGTAACCTTTTGTTCATCTACTTCTGGAAACTCTTTGGGATTAACAGATTTGCGCAATCCATCAATTAAAGCATCCTGGTTGTAAAATTCTGGCTCATTAGAAGTGATGAATGCTTCTTTTTTTCTTTTAGATTTCCTCAAGACGCTTTTTTTCATTTTAATTATCATCCTTCAATGGCACCCGCAAACTGACAACGTAAACTCACCGGTGATAAGGTGGTATTTGTTGCTGTTATTTGAGTTGTTTTTATCGTGCCAGTATATTGCCCATGATCTTCTCCTAGCTTTTCCATTACAAATCCTGGACTTCCATCAAAGGAAATCATAAGCTCACCAGAAGAAATCAAATGAGCAAAACGAATAAAATAATCGAAGATCACAATGGCATTACTTGAATTGGTTAACGTTTCTGCAACAGAATAAGGATTAACAAACTCAATATAGGTGTCAGTTATCCTTAATATTTGGAAAACACCCTGATTGTAATAGTTAAAATTACTGCCAGCAGCGATCTTAATATAATCACCTATCTTTGGCTTACTTGCTATTGGCTGAACAAATACTTCAAAAGCGCCTACAACAGAAAAGACATCAGGTTCTTCCCCTAACGTTCCTTCATCATTTATGACAATATATCCTGTACCTTTAGACTGAATAGTAAATAACTTATCAGTATTAAATGAGGAAAAAGGTGAGGTGTAGGTGTCAGTATTTCTCTCAAGCCAAAGCTGGTCCCCTGTAAGGATTGACGCTGTATTAAATGATGAACCAGAAGTGGACATCAATTTCATGCTGCGCGGACCAACACGCACCATAGCCATATGTGTCGTATTGTCCACACCAATGGCTCTTACCGAACGGAACCCTGGATCAGACCCAACTCCTGTCCAGCTTAATCTCGCAATATCTTCTGTCTCTATTGGCCGTAAAACTTCAAAGACCGTTGTGTTTATTCCAGCCCCTAATATACGCTGAGTACTCACAACCAATTCACTCTCACCAGGCTGAATCATTGTCTCTAAACTGCGTACATTACTTACTGTCACCTGCTGGAAAACATCCGTAATGTCTGCAAGCCGTATTTTGGGATTTTCAACATTGGTATCTGCATAAAGCAAAACACCCGTCGTCATATTTAGAAAAGGCATTATTTGATCTCCTATGGATATATTGCGATTTTATCACTTCAGAACTTGAAAAAGAATCCGCCTTTCTTTTTGTCCTTTTCATGGAATTTCTGGTTCAATTCAAAACTCGGTAATGGCTGGCCTACTGGAACTGAAAAAGGAATGGTAAATGTGTTGGCAAAGATATTCGGTATCCCATGCTCTCTCGCAAAATATTCCTCAAACTGTTTCTTCGCCAACGCAATTTGAGTCTCTACAGTCCCATCCTTTGCTGCATCAAAAAGGTCACCTATGTTGGTTTCTTTCTTTTGTTTCGCCGCAAAATAGACATCAGACTCTTCAACAAAAGGGTCGAGGGCATAACGTGAACTGTCGCAAAAATGGTTCCATTCATTCTGTTCAAATTTGTCGAAGTCATATCCGGTTGGTGTCCGTGCGTGAGTCCAGTTCTGAAATTCTTCAATTACAAAAGCATGAAGTCTGTCCTCTAACATGCAGAAGTGAGACTTTTGAGTCGCAACATTCCATAGAAGCGAACGCATTTGGCTCACCCCCGTATCAATCTGTCTTGGCTTTGTGTCTCGAGCTGCAAAACCCTGCTTCGAAAAATAAGTAGGTGAAGCTCCGTCTGCCATATCAGGACAAATCAGATCAGGAGCAAAGATTTTTCCATAAGTGACACAAACGTAATTTGCCCAATCCTGATTTGAGTAACCCGTCCTAGCCTCGGCATGTAAAAGAAAAACACGGTGTTCCTTGCGCTGATAACCCATCACCACCAGACAAGCCGGGTCCGTATAACCCCAGTCGATCCCCCAATGGATTTTCCAGCCATTCCTTTCCATCAAGGCATAAAGATCCTTCTTGGTGGGAATGACTAAAGCCCTTTCCTTTGAATCACCCTCTTTCAAGCAAAACTGGTAAGCCTCATCGGTCAGCTTCATCGGATTAAATGGTTCGCCGTGACTTATCCATTTGTAAGAATCCAGCGCGGTCTTCACATGAATGGCCGGACTGAACATGGGGTAAACCAATCCAGTCGATTCTGGCTTCCAGTTGAGTATCTGCGCTATGATTTTTTTAACGTCCCTAACATCGTTTACGCGGCCTGTGACGAACTTTGGGGTCCGTAAGGTAGGAGAAGTACCCTGCTGTTTGGGCGTTCGGCTTTGGCATACTACAAAAGCGCCACATTTTCGACAACCAGCATATGCATTTACCTCAATATAATTTCCGCCCTTACTTTCTAGCCCTTCAGCCTCATGCTCCCAAAGGATTTCCAATGTGTCCCGGTTGATTGCGGCCTTAATTTTTGGAAGTTCTGGCTTGTGAATACTCTCTGGACATTTTTTCATGAAATCTGCAAGAGACCATTTGTGAAGTCGCACGGGCTCTGTATTTTCTTTTGGATTCTCTGCATCATCTATAAGGACTTGTAATGGACCATTGGCAAACTTTCTTGAACTTAAATAAATACTAATCGGATCAAACCCTTCCTTCATGGTCGGGTCAGCTATGTTTGCCGCTTCTGACAATATATCTGGGTCTATTAATTCAACTTCGTCGGAAATTAAGCAACTACCGCGAGCACTGTTCGTTCCCTTTAAAGTCCCAACGACAACCAGTACTTTCGCGTCTTTCTTGTCAGTAAAAGAATTGGCAGGAAGTTTTCTCAGTATTTTTTCGTCTTTATTGTTTATATCCGCATAGGGTGCCACTTCTGGAATCATTAAAAACTTATCCAGATATTTAATGCAAGCAGCCGACTGAGGTTTGATGGCCGCCATCTGAACACAATCACGCCGGAAATGAATCATGGCATAGAAGTGAATTACCGCAGACATCAATGTATTATGCGTAACTAAACCATTCTGTAAACAATAAAGTGAAGTCGGAGAGTCTACAGTTATGTCCCAACAATGTTTTTTACCTGCTGGGATAACTTTAATACTTTTAACTGGAATAGTAAACTTTAAACCACACAGAATGTCATTCGGTTGCCAGTCTTTTACTTTTTTTACTTCCGTTGTGTTTATTAAAAATGGATGTTCTGGAGTACAAGACACTAAGGTTATATTGTTATAAATCAGATCAATACATTCTTGTTCTCCTTGATCCCAAACTCCTATAACTTTTATTGGATTTCCATTTTCATCATAAACTGTATCTCCAATTTTTAAAGTCTGAATCTCTCTGGGACCAAAAGGTGTAGCCACTAAAGTCCCTTCGGCATTGCACTTCATGCAGTTACGACTCGTGGCAACTACATGTCTTAAATATCCTGAATTTGTATGCATCGCAGAATAGACAGACCACACAAAATCTAAAGCACTGGATGTTGACATTTCATCCACAGTATATCTTGGAACGTCAATATCTAGGAAAGTCTTGATATGAAGGTAAAGTTCTTCTTTAGTCTGACATGGCTGCCAAAATTCCCTACGCCTAATTTCTTCAGGAGATAATATAATGCTCGCTTGATCACTCATAATAAATAGCCTTAAATATATTGTTTAAAGCTATTATAAGTGATTTATGGCAGGAATTCTAACCCACTGTTAAACATCCAGCATGTCTTAAGAAAAAACAATGACCACAGGATGGACAATAATGAGGAATATTATGCATATCTTCTGTGTCGTTTATATAAATGACAGCATTGCACTCATCACAAATATAAGTCATTCATTCTTATCCATTCAAAATAGCCGCTTTCTGTGCAGCCTCTTGTGCCAAAACACCCAATCTCCAAATACCAAACTCACTCGATGCAGTTAATTTTGGCTGCGCATATCCTAGCACGGTTGCTGTGTCTGCAAATATTGAACCTACATAAGAACTAGGATTTGTAACCATATCCTGATAAGTGGAATGTGCTGCCAAAATGAGAATACTCGAACCATTCCAGTCGGACACATTGATTGTTATATCAGGATAAACAGTCTGTGCATGAGTTAGAATTGCTGTCCAAGTTTGAGTATTTAATGCTGATATTCTTGATGTCTTATCCGCAGTAGTTATTGCTTCTGTGTCATCTATAATGGCATAAACCCCATCAGTTAATAATACTTTTTTAAAAGTAATATCTGTTGAATTATCGACTTCCAATAAAATAAATCCTTCCGGAATAGAAATCGCACTAGCAGCGGATTGCGCTATTTTCATCGTATTTGTATTGATAACTAAAAACATAAATACTCCTTTTATATTCCTTGCCGTCTTGCTTTAATGTATGTTCTTGCCGTATTAGCATCTCCTCTTAAGTGTATACTCGAAAGTGTGGCTGCGGCTCCACTATAAATACCCCATTTTACGAATAATTTATAAGTAGTCGTCGATGTGATTACTGCCCTATAATGACCATTTAAATTAGCTCCTTGAAAAATAACCGTAGATGGAGCTGTGTTTATACTTAAAGCTGTTTGTAAAATAGTTGGCGATGCAGCAAGTCCCGTTCCTAAAAATAATCCAAAAAATGGAGCTCCCGAAGAATATGTTGAAAACGCCCCAACTAACGCAGCATTAAAATCAATATCCCATTCTCCGGCAGTTAAAGTTAATGAAATACCAGTATCATAAAATACCGTATCAGCTACCGGACTATTTATAACAATATCACTAGAATCAACTATTTCTAGATATTCTCTACAGGATTGGGGAAGCGCATTTGTTGGTGTTCCATGGAGACCATTTCCACTACTATCAAGCCATTGATTAGTATTAGATTTAATTATTCCTTCTGGCTCTAAATCAAGAACCGCGCCAAGTTCAACTATTTTTAATGTAAATGCGCCTGATGTTCCCGATCCTGCATTATTTCTTTGAAATGTTAATCGCGCTATCGGATCGGTAGCACTAGCAGTTAAATCTACGTAGACTTGTGTTGCACTATTTACTATATAGGG